CTTTTAGAACTTAAAGTTATCGAAGTTCTTCTTGTATGAAGATCCTCCACCAAATGGAGATTTATTTCCATATGACCGATCCTGATATGGATCGTGTAATCCACTATCTCCATCAATCTGAACATCACCAATATCAAATAACCGCATTTTAGATCTGTCAACACCAACCAAGAATTTCTTATTCTTAGTCACATCATTATATCTATTCTTCAACTGTTTAATCATTAATTGACCGAGAGTTTCTAACTCTTCAGTGTTGATTAGAGCAATTGCCAGATCAGCAGTTGCAGCCACACCGAAACTTTCGGCGATATCAGACATATCAGCATCAGAATCAGACGCCCCTGATCTCGTAAATTGTGTTGCAGATACTATAGGCAAATTCGCTTCAACAGCCAATCCACGAACTTCTTCTGCAATTGACTTAACTAAAGTATAAGAATTTGCTTGTCCATTATTCTTGATTCTTGACGAAGAGCAGATATTCAAATAATCAATATAGATGATATCAGGAACGAAATTCTTCTTCAAAGCTAACTCATGAAGAAGATATCTGAAATGCGAGACATTAGCAGAACCAGTAGGATATTCTTTAATAACTAATTTACCAGTAGTCTTGTTTTGTAGATTATCAATTAATGACATAAATTGTTTCTTTGAAACTTGTCTCAGTGTATCTAGTGTTAGATCTAATAGATTAGCATCAATTCTTTCTGCAATCCTTTCTTCTGCCATCTCACATGTGATATACAAAACATTTTTGCCATCAAGTACATTTGCTGAAGCCATATGACACATTGCTAGAGATTTACCAACATTAACTCCAGCTATGATCAAATTCAATGTTTTCTTAGGAATTCCTCCACCTGTGATCATATTTAAATTCTGAATATCAAATCTGATCCTCTCTTCTTTCTTATGATAGAATTCGTATCTACATTCGGCGTCGATAACAAAATCGTGTCCAACTGAAGGATCAAATGTAATAGCAAGTGCTTCTTTTAAGATCTCAGGAATAGTTCCTTTATCTCTTGTGTCTTTCTCGTCAGAGATAATCTTGATAGAATCTAAGATTGCATTATGCAGAGCCTTTTCTTTACAAAATGTTTCAGTCTGTTTAATCAGAAATGATAGATCTGTTGATTCAGATTTTCCCCAAGTGTCTAATAGATTGGAGATTACTTCAGCATCTTCAATCTTGATCTTTTTAGACTCAGAAGCCATAATCTTGATGGCTTCCGGAGTAGCTTGTTTATTGTATTCATTAACGAAAGATTTAATGAACTTGAATACAGATCGATCGTTGATATCTGAAAAATATTCAGGTTTGATGAAAGGTAAAACTGATCTAACATACTCTTCATTATGAAGTAAATTCTTTAAGATAAGATGTTCAATATTCATTATAACTATATTATACCTTATTGTTAGATATTTACAAAATTAGATGTTTCATCAGCCATAGCAGTTCTTAGTGTTGATTGGATAATCCGTTTAACTGCCTTTTTTACAATCTTTTCAATTTCCTTATCATTAGTTTGGATATCATCAGGAACATGGATAATACTCATATCAAATGATAGAATAGGTTTAGATTCGTCTTCAAATCGGAAATCTTTAATTTCTAAAATAGTTCCTTCGTGATATCCATCATCTAATCTGAGAACAATCTTATCTTCATTCTTCTCACCACTAGTAATGAAGAATGATACTTGTAGATCACCGAACGGAGTGAATACATCTTCTGGATTTTGTTTTGTCTTTTTCTTAGGCATTTCGATTACTCCTCAACCTCGAATTCTTCTTCAACGAGAATCTTATTTGTTAACTTGAATTTATAGATAACAAAATTCTGGAATGATTCGTCTTCAAGAATAGAAGACCAGAATTCTTCTGTATTAGTTTTATCTAATCTATAATTTTTTTCTTCACCTACTTTCTGATACCATCCAACCTTAGGTTTAGTAACATGACCAGATTCTAAGGCAATATCCATCAACCCAGAATATTTGTTAATTCCCTCATCAAATTTAACATTAAACATTAACTTGCTCTTTTCTTTGACGAATCTAGATTTCTCGATATTGATTGTGAAATTATAACCAACAAGATCAGTCCCATCTTTCTCTTGTGAACGTGTAACAATGAAGATTTGATTTGCAGAATATGTCACAGAAGTACCACCACCGACGACGGCTTTAGAGTACATTTCCATTGTATTGTACACGTGATTAATTGCAAGACAAGGAATATCTTTCATCGTGAGATGCGGTGTGATGATTCTTAGTAGTGATCTGATAGACTTAGCACGAGTCATATCTGCAACAGATTTCTCATCAACAGCATCGTCTACTTCTTTCTTTGAAGATAGAGAACCAATCGAATCGATCATGATGAATACTTTATCGCCACGTACAATTTCAGTTAATCTCTTAACAATATCGAATTTCAATTGTTCGATATGTTCAATAGGAATATGGATGATTCTAGAAGCATCAATTCCATACATCTCAAGATATTCCGGAGTGATACCAAACTCCGAATCGTATAATAGAGCTACTGAATCTGGATACTTGTTGAAGTATGCTTTCATACAATACAATGAAAGAAGTGTTTTGTATGATTTAGATTGTCCTGCGATAACTGTCAGACCAGGAACTAGTCCACCATTAACTTCTCCAGAGAATGCAATATTCAGAATAGGAAGTTCGGTACTAATACAATCTTTAACATTAAAGAAAGAAGATTCAGAGAGAATCTCTGCGTGTTTGACTGATCCGGCTTTTTGAAGCTTGTCTAATAATTTACTCATGTTTTTCCTTTGCTGTTTGATACAGGAGCTACCTGTTTTTAATATTTAGTCAAAAAATGAATCTAAGGTAGATTTCTTTTCCGAAGACCAAGAAATAGCATCTAAAATTGTAGAAATAGGTTCTACGAAAGTTTTCTGGAACTGTAGATTATAATCGATATATTGATGTAAGTCAAACTCTTTTGGAAGAACAGAATTAAAAGAGATAATATTCTCACGAATAGGATTAGGTTCTCGTAGATACAAAAACTTAATCTTATCGCCTTCATAGATTTGTGTATAAGATTTGAGAAGATCGTGTTTCTTTAATAGATTATTGTAGATTAAAGATCCTCTTACATGAATCGGAGTTCCTTTCGTGTATAAGGTGATATTAGAAGAATAAGTTGATAGATTATTCACTCCTCGTGGGAATGCAATATCTTCTGGCGGAAGAGTCAAGAAGATAGTTTTAACACTATCAATGTAATCTTGTAATGTTTGTTGATCACTAGTCATGATAATTTTGATAGCTTCTTTAATCTTATCACGACAGAATTTAGGAGTCGAAGATTTAATCGCTTCGATACCCATGATCTTCATCTTAGGTTCGGTATATCTGACTCCTTCAGAATCATATACGTTTAACATATATCTCTTCTTTGCGGTCCAGATACCACGATCGGCAATTGCTTCTCTCTTCATAATCATTTTCTGAGAGTAAGAATTTAGATAATCTGCCATATCTTCATACGAAGCATTAATGATCTTCTGTAGTTCTTCTTTACAGATCTTATCAAGTAGATCGATAATCTGATCCTTCGATTTATCCTTGAAGAATTTGTTAACTAAGTCTTCTAAATTCAAATAACAAGAATCTGTATCTACAGCTATTACATAATCCTTTTTTGTTTTAAGTAATTTTTGTAAATAAAGATTTAATCTATCAGAAACCCAACGAATAGCTAATTGACCTGCGATAGTAATAGATTCTGCAATACGTTTATCGTAGAAGCGAAAATATTTGTTAGCGATCGCACCATAAGCTGAATTCAATGCAATCTTTTTAGCCATCTGTAGATTCTTGTACTTGGAGATATCATTAAGAATCTGTTTCGTATCTTGACCATTTTTCTTTGCTATTTCAAGATCTTTCTCAGCTTGAATCATTTTAGACTTGTAAATCTTACGTTGTTCAAACATCCAGGACATGAGCTGTGCCAAAAAACTTTCCTTATCTCTACGATACAATTGTCCTGTTGCTGACATTGAATAGTCGTTTTCTTTCAAAGAAGAGAGATCCATAGATTTAGATATCAATTTATCAACTGTTACACCCGGAATAATCTTATCTACAATCGTATCCGGAGAAAAATTCCCACCCATAATCAAGTGTGGATAGAGTGATTGTAAGTCGAAAGAAACAACCCAATTATAGAATCCAGGTTTAGGATCCTTAACGTATGCACCTTCAATCTGTTCTTTTCTAGATTCTTGTCTATCA